GGTGAAAAGTATCTACGTTCTCTACAAGTATCATAAACTTGTTTTTGCATTAAAAAATAATTTGCAACAAAAGCTGCTAGGTCTTTTGATATAGCTTGTTTAATTACTGTATATTTATTTTTTTTAAATGACATTTTTTAAATTTATATTTAAATTAATTCTTGTGTTTTCATCTGTTTGATTAACACTTCTGTGTTTTAAATGACCAGGAAAAATTACTAAATTGTTTTCTTCTGATTTAATTTTTTTACCATCTTCAAATTCTGTATATCCATTATTTGTGTTTAATGAAAATAATGCAACCGTGTGTTCTATATCGCAATCAATATGATAATTTGTTTTTATTTGTTTATCTTTTTTTGTGTACAAGTTTAATTTAGCTCTGTGTAAATATTTAAAATTTAATTTTCCTAAAATTGGCATTAGTATTGTATTAAAATATCTATTACTTTGGACTTTGTTATTTTCAAAAATTAAATGATAAAATAAAAAATTAGATTTATCATTTTTATCTGCTGTAAAATTAAGAAAAAACCAATGCATTCCTTTAATTTCTTTTTTAATATTTTGTAAAGTTTCTTGTTCTAAAAAATTTTTGTGTATATTAAACATCTTTTGCCATCTCTTTCGGTACGGCTTGTATATTCCAATGTATAAATCTAAATGGTTCAATACCAAAATCTACTGCATATTCGTGTTCCAAGAACCCTGGAAATATAATTAATGTACCTGGCGTAGGTTTAAAATGAATAAGTTCTGTGCCACCCCATACACCTTTGATGTCTGGTTTCATTTTTAATTTTGTAGCTCTTGCCCCGGTTCTCGGTTCGTGAAAGATTGGATATGATGTTTTATCACTGCACTTTAAAAAATAAAATCCTGATACGTGTTGATTCCAATGTATGTGTGCAGAGTGATGGCCGCCACCTTTTTTAGCAAACTCTTGCACCCATAACTCACTAAACATAGTTGTGTATTGTGACATATCATAACCTTGGTGATCTAAATATTCCCAAGATTTTTCTCCTATGTAGTTTCTAAAATCTAAAAAATCATTATCCATCGTCAATGGTGTTGAGTGATGTGATAATCCAAAATCACCGTGTTTTTTAATATGTGCTTTGTTTCTGTTTCTTGCTTCCTTAATATATTTATTAGAAGCTTTGTTTAAAGACTTAACAAACTCTGGTTTTTGTTCTGACCAAATAGTTGTATTAAAATAATTACTTATAAACATTATCTAAACGGCCTCCCTAAATGCCATACCACAAGACTATATCTTGTGCCTGATGTTACTGGTTTAACTCTATGCCACACAAAACTCGGAAATACAATAATAGATCCTTTTGGTAATATTTCTTTACATTGCACTCTATGTTTTGATTCGTCTCTCATATGTGGATCATAGTTTCTAAAATCAAATTCTAATTCACCGCCTTGATATTCTGATCCGTCTGTCAATTGACAGGTCATAGATAGTTTTCTAATTTTACCATTTTCGGGTCCTTCTTTTTTATAGGGTTTATCCCAACTATCACAATGCCAATCATAATATTGGTTGTGTTTATATTTTGTAAACTGACATGATTCAGATCTATCCCATTCAAAGTTCCAACCTGCATTTCTATTTGCTTCGTGTACATATGGATGTAATTCTTTATAAATCCAAGTATCGTTTAACCAAACTAAATCAGAGTTTCTTTTTCTTTTTAAATCTTTTACTTCTTCTTTTTTTAATTTTCTATCACCGTAGCCACCAGTTCTAGCCATTACTTCTTCTTGTGAATTTGCATAAGCTATTACATCATCACAAAATTTTGGTGTAAGCACGCCACTAAAATACCAATAATAATTAGATATATTCATTCTACAAACTCCGCTGATATGTGAGTGTATCCGTGTTTTTTAGCAAACCAAGATCTTTGATTGCCTGTTATAATTAACATATCTGTTTTTCTAACACGAATTGGATGTAATAAACCTTCTTCTAATACAGCTTTTTCAACTATTTGATATTTTAAATCATCAGGGTGTTCTACATAATCATCTTTTAATCTATTAGATTGTAGTTCTGTTAAAGAAGCAAGATGAGACATTGGTTTTGTCTGTGCTATTAGAGGTTTAAATATATTCATACGTTATCGTTTGCACGAAATTTAAACTATCCTTTTGATTATTAGTTAAGTAGTACATATTTGTTGATGGAAACATAATAAACATATTATTTTTTAATTCTATATCCCAAGATCTTCCTTTACGTCTGTTATCTTCAAAGTGTATTCGAACCATACAGTCTTTAACTTTTACACCATATAATAATGTAAAGTCTGGAGAGTTACGTAGATCCACTGGATCTATATTCAATAATGGAATTGTAGTTTCCGCAGGTTTATAAATATTACCCCACGTTTCTTTGTTAACTAAATTTACACCATACTCAAGACCAACGTGATCTCGCATATATGTAATTTATCTCGGTCAATGTCCCAATCTTTAGGCATTGCCACATCACCAAAATATAATGCTTGTTCACTTAATACTTTCTTTTGCATACCACCACCAAATATAAATTATGCAAATTCGTCTGTCAAGTCCCAAGATTGATTAGCTTCATTCCACACATAATACCATTTGTGTGTAGCTGGTGCTGTAACATTTCCATCAGCGTCTGTTGTAGGTGTATTTTGAGCTTCTTGTTCAGCTGTTAATGCAGGAGCATCACCAATTGGTGATTGCCATCTAGCATCAGTTGTATTTTTTACCCAAGATGCATAAGGTTTTTTAGGCCAGAAGATTTGATTATCCTCATCCCATTCATAACCTATACCTGCGTAATTACCTCTTAAAGGTGTTCCGCCATTTAAATGTTGATTGCCTTGTGTATTGTAAGATGTTTGAATCCACATTTGTGCAGGCCAATTATTATGTGTTTCTAAATATTGTTGTCCTACTGATTCATCTTCAACGCCATCAGCGTTTAACATATCTTTGTTATCAAGTGTTAATACTTGAATAACTTTTCCGTTAGCTCCTAATTTTGCAAAATGTGCCATAATGTTTCTCCTTATATATTAATTTTAATTATCATTCAACTATTGAAATTTATATCTTATTAATACTATTCCTGAACCACCATTAGTTCCATCTACTGGTCCACAACCACCACCTCCACCGCCACCACCACTATTAGTTGTTGCATTAACGATAGAATTAGTTCCATAACTCCCACCTGCTCCACCACCTACTCCACCACTAGAAGCGTGACTTCCAGAAGGAGTTCCACCTCCACCACCTCCACCTGCAAATGAACCACAAGCTGTATTTCCTGTGCCTGATACATTTGCTTGATAAAAAGGTTGAGGACTTGCTCCAAAAACTGAAGTAACACTTAAACCTGCTCCACCAGGACCACCAGTTCTATCTTGTGGTTGAGGAGAACCTGCTGCGGTAGCTCCACCACCGCCTCCACCACCTTCTCCACCTGCGGCTGGTATTGTTCCACCACCTGGATTTCCTTGAGGCGGACTAACCGGAGGAGTATTACCTGCAGCACCTGATGTTCTTGCTGGACCACCAGAATCTACTCCATTACCACCACCTGATCCACCTGTTGCTCCACAGGCATTTGAATTTCCACTTCCACCTCCACCACCACCTGCTGATGCGATAGTTGAAAAAGTTGAATTTACTCCACTAGTACCTTGAGGACTTCCATTTCCTGCTCCTCCACCACCTACAGCGATTGGGTATGCTTGAGCTGTAACTGGCAAACCAGTAGTAACTAAAGGACTATGACAAGGACTAGGAGTTACTGCTCCTATTCTTAAACCACCAGCTCCACCACCACCAGCTCTATGATCACCTCCACCACCACCACCTGCTACTACTAAATAATCTACTGAAGTAGAACCTGCTGCATTACCTGCATTAGTTACTGTAAAAGTACCTGGACCTGTAAAAGCGTGGACTTTAAAATTTCCTGATGTTGTTATTGTTCCACCTGTTGCTGCTAAAAATTCTGCTGTTGGTGCCTCTGATTGTAAACCTGAATCTGTTACCAACCAACCTTGTGTTGAATCTATAAAAACTAATGTGACTGCAATACCTTCTGTATCTAAAGTTGCATTAACAGTTGAACCACCAATTTTATCTGAACCGTTTTGAACTAATGTAACTGCGTTTGTATCAAATGTTTTTGCATAATCTTTAAATCCAACAACTGCTCCGGCAGTTCCTGCAGGTAAGTTAATTGATATTGCACCACCTGTTGTATTTACAAAATATCCTTCACCAGCTGTTGCTGTAAAACCAGATGTCTTAACTGTTGTCTGCCAATTGACAGCACCTGTAGCTCCAAAACCATTTGCAGTTCCATTGTTTGTAATTGTTACACCAGCAGGAATTGTGAATGTATCTCCACTATCCCCTAATGTAGTTGTACCACACGCTGTTCTTGGACTAATTTTATTTACTTTTATTTCACTCATAATTTACCTATTGGTATTTATACCTTATTACTACGATTCCGCTACCTCCAGTTGCACCGGGTTTTGGAGCACCGGGAGACGATTGTCCTGCACCACCACCGCCGCCAGTGTTAGCTGTTCCTGCTGTTCCTGGTGCAGCTTTTCCACCTGCACCTCCACCACCTAAACCACCAGTTCCACCTGCTGGAGCCGGACCATCACTTCCACCTCCACCACCACCAGAAAAATATTGTTTACAACTTGAACATTCTCCATTAGACGCACCAAAACCTGTTACGCCAGCTCCAGCTCCACCGTCACCAGTTGCAGAACTTGATGCACTTGTACCAACTGCAATAGCTCCACCACCGCCACCACCTCTTTGAGGGGAATTATCACCAGCTCCACCATTTTTTCCTTGAGATGGAGTAACCGGAGGTGTGTTACCTGATCCACCAGCACCACCATAAGAACCTCCACCACCTGATCCACCTGGATTACCAACTAATGGTTGACCACCTTTATATCCGTGACCTCCACCACCGCCTGCTGATGTTACTGTTGAAAAAGTTGAAACATTACCATTTGTGCCTAAAGTTGGTCCACCTGGTACATCTGGTCCACCAGGACCTCCTCCACCAACTGCTATTGGAAAAGATGTGGCTGTAACTGTAATTTCTGTTCCTGATGGAGTTGGACTTCCATACGCATTTAAAGGCGCACCTGGATTTCCTGATTGTGGGTTAGTTGTTGTGTTTGCATAATATCTAAAACCACCAGCACCACCAGCTCCTGCAGAAGTACAACAAGTTCCACCACCGCCACCGCCACCAGCTGCTACTAAATAATCAACTTTATTACTAGCAGCACAAACAGCAACTTGAGAAACTGTGAAAGTTCCTGGTCCTGTAAATGTATGAATTTTATAATCTCCGCAAGTTGTAATCGTACCACCTGTGGCAACTACAAAAGCATTTCCTGTAGCGTTAGATGTTGAATCTTGAACGTTTTTCCAACCCTCAGTGTCATCAACATAAACAAAAGTTAATGATTGTCCTCTTGTTTGAGCAAAATAACTAGCATTATTTCCTCCGATTTTTTGTGATCCATTTGGTGCTATAGTTAAATTATTTGAATCAAATGTATTTGTGTAATCTACAACTGATACAATGTTTCCAGCAGATCCTGCTGGTAAGTTCATTGTAAATGCACTACCTGATGTGTTTGCAAAATAACCTTCACCATTAGCTGCTGTAAATGTAGATGTTTTAATATCTCCTGTCTGCCAATCAACTGTTCCTGTTCTACCAAAACCTGTTTGCGATGCACCTGATGCTAAAGCAATCGTATCACCACTTGCACCAATAGTGATCGTATTACTATTTTCGTTAATAATGTTTTGACCACATTGGTTTTGAACGTTATTTACTTTAATTGTACTTGTCATAATTAATTTTGAAATTTGTACCTTATTATTACTATTCCTGAACCGCCTGTGCCACCTGGATTTCCAGCACCAGCACCAGCTCCACCTCCAGTATTAGTTGTTCCATTTCCACCTGGAGAACCTCCGCCAGGATTTCCATTACCAGTTCCACCACCACCTAATCCACCTATCCCTCCTGTAAAAGGACTAGTAGAATCTTGTCCACCACCACCTCCACCTGCATAATATCTAAACGAACCACAAGGCACACCATTAGAACCAAAAGCTGTAGGTAAACCTGCACCAGCTCCTCCTGGTCCACCTGAATTTGTACCATTTCCTGGTCCCCTTGCATCACTTCCTACGGCCGTAGCACCACCGCCTCCACCAGCTTGTGAGTTATTTGCTGTACTATCAAAACCTGCACCACCTCTATTTCCTTGTGAAGGACTAACTGGAGGAGTATTTCCATTAGAAATAACATTTACTCCACCTGGATTATAATAATGATTGTTTGGGTTAGAAGCTCCTGGAGATAAGTAAGTTCCTCTAGTTCCACCACCAGAACCTCCTGGTAAACCTTCTGAATATCCACCAGCTGGAGTTGGATTTGAGGCACCTGTACCAGAAGTAGGACTTCCAGAAGAAGCACCACCTCCTCCCCCTGTAGAAGTAATTGAATCAAAAACTGATGGGTTTCCACTTGTTCCATTTGGACCTGGACCCGTTGGAGCACCAGCACCTCCACCACCAACTGTTATTGGAAAAGCTGTTGCAGTTGCAGTTAAAGTTGAACCCGCTAAAGGTTTAGCTGGATAACATAATGGTGCTAGACTTGGTGAAGCAAATCTGAAACCACCTGCACCTCCACCACCACCTTGAGTTCCACCACCTCCGCCACCACCTGCTACCACTGTATACTCTAGTTGATTATTACCTGCTGCATTTCCTGCACAAGATACTGTAAAAGTTCCTGGACCTGTAAATGTATGAATTTTAAAATCTCCTGATGTTGATTCAGTACCACCTGATGCTGTAACATATTTTACAGCATTTGTTACTTCATTACTATTTACAGCTTGCCATCCTCTAGTTGCATCTGCATACACTAATGTTGTTGCGACACCTTCTGTGTTTAATATTAAATCATTTGTAATACCCTCTATTTTTTCTGAACCATCAGCGGAGATTGTACAATTATTTGTATCAAATGTTTGTGCATAATCTTTTATAGAAACAATTGCACCCACTGATCCAGCAGGTAAATTAACTGTTACTGCTCCACCTGTTGTATTTACAAAATAACCTTCACCGTTAGCAGCTGTGAATGTAGAAGTTTTAATTGATGTCTGCCAATCAACCGTTCCTGTTCTACCAAAACCAGATTGACTTGCACCAGTTCCTAATTGTACTGTATCACCAGATTCACCTAGTGTTAAAGTAGTTCCACATTGTGGCGCAACTGTGTTTACTTCTATCTTTGACATTATACTATTACTAAAGTCCCTGTTACTGTTACTGTACCAGGTATAGTGATAGGTCCTGCAAGAACACCGTTCTCAACAGTTTGTGTGCCATCAATCGTACCTGCTTGATTTGGTATAAATTCATTTGGAGCCGTTCCGCCTCCGATGT